TTCCATACGGGCACAGAATGAATCTTTGCGAGGACCTCCCTCTGGCTGCGGGGCCTTTAATCCGGGTTTACCCGGATTGGCCTTGTTGTAAGAAGCACGGCCCTTGGCGTTTAATCCGCCACTCGCACTTTTGCCTTCTTTCCGCTGCCAAGCAGGAGTCTTAGCCATTTCAGTACATCTTGCAGGGCTTGTTACGAGCCAAACCTACGCCACGCGGCGTAGTGGAGCCAGAAGAAGCCACTGTTTTGCGAGGGGTCTGTTTAGCACCGCTTTTGCTCATGTCTTGCTTCTGTGCACCGGGCTGAACTTCGCCTTGGTACTGATCATCTGCCATTTTTGCTGCTCGTCCCATTTTGGACTCCTTATCCGTAGAAGAATGTGACCGAGGTAGGGCCACTGATTGTTAAATAGGGATCATCTAAAAAGACAATACCATCTCCGGGAATTAAAACAGAGGTAGAGCCGTTTCCTGCCGTGCTGGCCGGAGCAGCAATACGGAGTCGTTCTACACCGCCCGAGCCACCATCTGTAAAAGAAATGTAGCCCGCGGTCCCCGCAACAAAATAGACTGCTTTGATACGCGCGCGAGGCTGACCAATGCCAGTGGCAGCAGTCGAAGCCATCGTCTTCGCTTTTACGTCATATTGAAAACCCATAATTAATCTCCTTGTAAACGGGGGCCGAGGCCCCCTAGATCAATTAAGCAGTACGGGTAAACACGTAGGCCGTTGCGCTGGAGAACATGATAGTGAAACGGGCAAGGCCAGTTGCACCGGCTGCAATTGTCAAGTCACCAAAGCTGCCTGCTGTATCAGCAGCAGCGCTAGACAAAATACCGTTGGTTGCAACAGCCATAGTGACTGTGCTTGCGCCAGCAGTGTTGTCAACATACAACTCCAACACGGTACCGCGAGTAGCACCAATTGCCGCACCCAACAATGTGCCTGTAGGCAACGTGATGGTTGTAGAGGCGGCTGACGTAGAAGTGATGTAGCCAGTTGCAACTTCTGCTGCAGTAGCTACAGCCGTAGCGTTAATCGCAGCAGTTGTAGGGTGGTTTTGGTTTCTGTAAACCAAGCTTGTTATGCTAGTAGCAGCGCCAAACGTAGCGTTGACAGTGACTGCGCCAGTGGTAGCGCTTTTTGTGATGGACTGGAAGCCATTCTCGGAACGAACTGGTCCATTAAACGTGGTAGATGCCATGATTTTTCCTTACATACAAGTTAGGCGCATCAATCTGTATGTCGTCAGCCGGGACTGTTTGATGCACCGGATAGACCCGGAGTGAATGCAATATACAACAAAAGAAAAGGGGGCACAAGGCCCCCTTCACATATTTCCGAAGAAATATTAAGCGCCGGGTGAACCGTAAGCGCCACGTGGGTCAGACCAGCCGAAGCTGTAACGCTCACGAGCCTTGTAACGAACGTTACCTGTGTCAAAGTCGCCTTCAAAGGCTGTCTTGATAGGTGAGCGCTCGAACATTTTCAAGCCGTTAGGTGCATCAGTGATGATGAACCAAGCGTTGACGTCTGTCAGGTAGTGGTTGACAGAGTAGCCTTCTGGGAGCATGCCCATAGACTTGATGGCGTTGACATCATTGTCAGCAGTGCCAGTACGCAAAGTGCTCTTCATCAGGCGCTCTGCAGTGAACTGCAGTTCCTTAGGAACAATCATCTTGCGGCCAGTCAAAGCGACCTTCAAGCCACGCTCGTCGATAAACGCTGCGATGTCAATCAAGGCTTGCTCCAACGATGTCTCGTTCAAGTCTGCAGGCACTGCGGGAGTGTTTGCATAGTTGGAAGACAAAGCAGTTGGGTGAGCTGTAGAGAACAATGCAACGCCGTCGCCGCCGGCATAGTTGCCGCCAGTGAAACCGTTGTTCAACACAGAAGCAGCTTTTACTTGCTTTGTGAAGCTCATTGAACGAGCCATAGCCTTGGTGTAACGACCTGACAAGCGGTCATACAAGTTATCTTCCACAGCTTCCTCTGTCAACGCGAAAGCCATAGCAACGGTTTCGTGTGTGTAGCGGGCTGTGAAGGATTCCAGTGCTGTGTCGTACTGAACGCCGGCACCCTCAGTTTTCACTGGAGCAGAACCGAAGCCAGTCAACATGACCTCTTCTTCAAATGCACGGTCAGAAGTCTCGATAGAGAAGATCTGCTCGTGCTCGTTTTCGTAACGCTTGTACTCTAAGCCGAACAATGCGTTCAGGCCGGGCTCAAGTTCTTTTACTAGTTGGGAACGTGTAATAGCCATGATTATGCTCCGTCAGCAGCAACGCCGGTACTACCGTACTGGTGTTGATTAAGTTTAACAACAACCACAGCGTATTGACCCAATTCATTGTCAGGCTGATCGCTCAAACCAACAATTTTCATAGTCAATGCAGCAGTCTTCGCGGGTGTACCCAATGTACCGTTAGAAATACCAGTCACAGTGCTACCAGTTGTGGAAGCAGTAGGATCAGCATTCTTACCGATCTCGGCTTGAGTAATAGTACCCGCAGCTTGGATCAAGAACAGTTGGTTAGGATCATCTAACACTTCGCAAGCAATGATGCCTGAAGTGATATCAACACTACCGGGGTAGAAGTTTTTCCATGTGGGCTTGCCCGCACGGGTTGGGTCATAGTACTGGCAACCGTTGAACACGCCTGTGGGGGCGGTGTGCGTGGATGCGTCATACTTAATGATAAAGCCGTCGTATACGACAACTAAATCGCCTTGGAAAATTGCTCCGGCTTGGTTATCCGCAATTTGATAGCCATACTGCTTCTGGGCTCCAGTAGCAGATAGGTTACCAATGGGACGCAGGCCAAAAGGCTTATTTACGTTTGCCATTTGTAGCTCCTACAAAAATTTAAAGTATCAACGTTTTATTGTTGACGGAATGTTGTGCGCGAGCTCCTCTCGGGGCTCTGAATCCGCATTGTAGAGTGTGCGTTCTCTCGCATCATCTCGTTGTCAACAGCGTGTAACTGTTCCTGAGCCTTACGGCGGTAATACTCGTTGCGCTCTGCAATCGTCTCATCGGGAACTCTTGCAAGCAAAAGTCCACCTACAGAAACAACTCCAGCATGCTTACCGTCATCAACGGTAGGCATCATGCCTTGATATTCTTCTGGCAACTCTTCAAGACGGACTAGTTCATAGCCCTCACGAAGACGTCCGTAGACGTTTTGTTTATCCAGATGGCCATTCACTTCGGCACGGATCCAACGATGCTTAAACCCTTCGGGGGCAGGAGGCGCGTCAAGACGTGAGGGAGGGGTCCAAGGACGGCGACGCTTTTCCGTATCGCGTGTTGCGCGGGGGGCTTTGTCGATAGTAACTTTAGTCATTGTTTCACTCCTTAACATACTTGGCATACTCTTCAAGAGGAACGCCCAGTTTTTTTGCTATAGCAACCTGACTCGGCGAAAGCCGGACAGTACGGCGCGCACTATTTATTCCCGAACTACGGGCGGCAGGGGCAACAGCAGGCGCGGAACGCTGTTGTCTGGATTGGTCTTTAAACTTGTCTGGAAAAGTATTCCTAACTCGTTTGTCAAGTTCAGTATAGTACTCATCTGAACTTGGGTCAACACCTTCTTGTTCAACAAGTGTTTGGTGTATGCCCCACGCAGCATAAGTCATCACGCGGTCTTGTCCAAACCACGAGTTTTGCTCTGCCCATTCCTCTGCACGAGGGCTAGGTGCAGGGCGTTGTTGCTGTTGAACAGGAGCCTGCTGCACAGGAACTTCCCGCTGTTGTTTAATCGTCTCTTGCTGCGTCTGCAACCAACCTGCCACTTGACGCTGCTCACCGCTCAACGCTGACAAACGCTCTTGCGCTTCCAATTCAGTGTTGACATCGTTTTCTTCACGTGCTTTTGCAATGATTTGGCGCAACTGCACCTGCTGGGTCTCAAGACGTGTCTTAGCTTCGTTCAGGCGGCTGTAATCCGTCTGTACAAGCTTTTGCTGGAGAGATTGAGTCTGGTTTTGCAGGCCCTTAGCGTACTCAAGGGCTGCCTGCTCACGGCGCTCGGCTTCGCGCATGCGTGCAGTGAGTTTAGAGATGCGTTTTTGCACACCTTCACTAACCTCATCCAATTCATTCT